ATGAAAAAACTGAAATTACATGAACTGGTTATTGTCGCGATAATTTGTATTTTGATTTGTTGCGAATTTGCCATAATCGGTAGAGAGATTATTGGAATTAGTGGGGATTTTATTGCTGCGGGTACAACTCTGTTTGCCTCCTTTGTTGCATACATGATTTTTACGGATTGGCGTGAACAACACCGAGTAGACATGTTAAAAGAGATCAGAAAAAACACACATGTTCTCTTAAATGATTGTGAAAATAGATTTCATGAATTCTATGTTGCGGTGGGGAAAACCGTAAAGGGTGCCCCCTTGGAGATGAAAGATATCGATAAATTATCTCAGAGCATGGCAGATTCATTTGAGCTCTTAATGCCAGAAATTGATTTTTTGAAAAAAGTACTTAATGAGTTTAATGCAACTTTAGAAAGTGAAGAATCTAATCTAGATGATATAACTCCTAAGCTCTTAAACCTAATGGTTGATTTATGTTTGGCAAAAGTGGACTGTAATACAACAACGGTTGGAAATTATTGGGCTGTACTTTCTGGTTTTAGAGCTGATAATTTTCTGAAGCTTAAAAAATCCTTTATAAATGATGATTTACAGAAACTTATATTAAAATTTTATAAAATTAATTAATTAAAGGCGCATATAGCGCCTTTTTTAATTCTTACGTCTTGATTGCCGCGTCTTAGCTTCTGTATTTAGATTTTCTAAAATCGGCATGACTTCTTTAGGGTCATACATGTGCTTACCATCGCGTCCACGGTTAAAAGGTCGAAGGGTCTCAATAATAATTTTACGAGAAAGACTGAAGCGCTCCATCAAAAAAGATACAGGCACGCGCGACGGTAATTCTTCAGATTTTAATTCAACTACTTTACCTATATTTGGAAGCACCTGATCTAGAAAAAGTTTAGGAGCTGACTCTGCTTCAAATATTACTGTGAATTTTCCCATTCTAAACCTCTCTGCGTTTCATTGCTTCCATCAATAAATCCTGCACTTCGCGCTTTGAATCTCGGCGCTCCATAACGACAGAATCAATCGTGTTTTTTGCAACAATATGATGAATATAAACTGGACGATCGTGACCTGCTTGCGCTTGGCGTGTTGGTCCAATACGTTCAATGATTTGTTGGTATTGTTCTAAATCCCACCAATGGGAAAAGAACACTAAGATATTTCCCCCGTCTTGTAGATTTAGACCGTGACCTGCGCTTGCAGGGTGGGCGAATAGCACAGGGATTTTTCCTGCATTCCAGTCGTGGATTGTCTTCGGATCTTTATCCAATTGCTTGCCTTGAGGGAACGCTTTTTCTAATCGAGCAAGGTCGCTCTTAAAGTGATACGCAACAAGCACGGGCATTCCGCAAGCTTCTTCAACAATGGATTCAAGCGCCTGTAGTTTTAAATCATGTATAGGTTGCCAATTGCCTTGATCATCGGTATAGATTGAACCGCTTGCCAATTGCAGGCATTTCATTGTTTTAGATGCTGCATTAAACGCTTCGACTTCGGTATTTGCAGAAAGTTCAATGAACATTTCTTTTTCCATTTCGTCATATAGCTTTCGCGCTTTTCCTGCCAATTCAACTTCAATGGTGTTAAAGATCGGCTCTTTAATATCAAAATAATCTTTTGCTTCAATGCTCAAACAAATATCTTTAAGCTTGGTTTGTATTTCCGTTTGGCTATGTGGAAAGGGTACAAGCTGAACAGCATTACGGTCTGCACCAACTTGAACTTGCTGAAACCAACGTTGAGTAAACGCACCAAAACTTGTGCCTAATCTTTGACCGCGATCAATAAACCATACTTGACCCCATAGGTCTTTAAGTCCGTTTGGGCTTGGTGTTCCTGTCAAGGCGATAAATCTTTTGACTCGAGTATGAGCAACTTTACCTAAGGCGCGTGCGCGAACTGAACCTTGGCTAATACGAAAGCCTTTTAGCTTTGTGCTTTCATCCGCAACTATCTTTGTGAAAAACCAGTTCTCTTTTAAGTAACCTACAAGCCAAGGTAAATTTTCATAGTTAATCGTATAGACATTGGCTTTTTGTTTTAAAGCACGTACACGTTCCTCGGCAGTACCAACGGCAGCGACAACTTTGAAATGCTCTAGGTGCTTCCACTTTTTCGCTTCATCAGGCCATGTAGTAGCAGCAACCCGCAAAGGGGCAACAACCAGTGTTGCACCGGGTTCAAGCAATTCGAGAATATCTAAAGCGGTGAGGGTAGAGGAAGTTTTGCCCGTACCCATTCCCGCCCACACACCGCAACGCTCATTATCAAGAATGTGATTGATAATGGCATGTTGGTAATCGTGCGGTTTGTACTCGAGTGCGGTCATCAGCCTTGTCCTTTAGATAGCGTTGGAGTGATCGTCTGGACTACATTCCCTTGTGTATCTATAATTTGAACAGGCTCGTTTTTTATAACTCTTTCACGTAAACGATTTAAACGATCAAGAACAACATCTAAACTTTGAACACTGTGAAACTTTAAAATCGCTAGTGTTTCATCATGCGCTATGAAACGGTTGCCTTGAAGCGCTTTACCAACGGTGCCTCCACCGTTGTTCCCCAAAATTAGAGCATAAGCATCTTGCGAGATACCTTCGGCAACTTCAATGCTGCCGTGCCCAAGGTTTAAAACAGGGTAAAACGTCAGATTCGAATCTTGCATAGATTCAGTAAGATGCTTACGAATGTTTTTTACTACATCGGCTTTGATTCCTGCAAACACTCGGTTTACGTCATGCGGGTCTCTTTTGTAATCATGCTCAAGTTGGATTTCGATTTTATTTAAATACTCAGTTAAACCCTTTAAAACTTCAAAAACATTACTCATCCCAATAACTCCTCAATTCGTTTTATGCTGTCGATAACTTCAACTCGCTGACCCATATCACACATGCGTTTATGCTCTCTGATCTGTGCCGCTGTTGGTTTTTCGCCTGTTGCTTTTAGCTCTGCCCAAAATGTGTTGCTTGGTAGCATTACGATACGGTCAGGCGCAGAGTTGCGACCGATCCATTTAACTTTCCGAACTTCGCCCCCTAGTGCTTTAACTCGTTGCACTAGGTAGGCTTCAATTTTCGATTCGCGCATGCTCAAGGGCCACTTTGCGCAATTCAATGTAGAGATTGGCTTTCTCATCTTCGGATAGATATTCGTATTCACCGAAAAGTGCATCCTTTATAATCGTTTTGGCTTTCTCAATTTCGTACCAATCAGGATCATTAATTTGCATGATCGTACCCCCTAAATCCTCATAGTCATTAAGCAAGCTTTAACATCTTGGAAAACACGCCCATCTTCGAAAGGCCCCCCTCTAAAAAATATTCCTGCCACTTCTCTAGCTGATAGAGCACGGAAACCTACATTAAGACCGTCACCGCCTAATATTTTGTGCACCTTTTGGAAATCAGCCAAATATTGCCAATTGAATTGAGGGATGCTTCCTTCATAATTGATTGAAGGAGGTAAGTCTTTCGGAAAAATTCTGCGCCAATCTGGGTATTTACCGTCTATTGCTACAAATAATATACGTGCCGCCACATTTTTCTCAGTTATAACAATTTCGCCCTTTTTGGCATGAGGATCATAAATAACTTTGCAAATTTCATGACGGTGCTTGCTTGGGACCTGTTTCAAAAAATGCTTGATATCGTCTAAAGGAATAATAAGTTCTACGTTTTCATCTAGCCCTTTAATCGGGCATGCAAAAGCCCGATGCCCATCGCAAGACGTGATGTGTCCGTGACTAAAAGCGACACCAATCAAAACCTTTCTAATGTCCTTTTTTGAAGCACATATTGTTGCTGCTTCTAACAGTTGAATTGGTAATTCAATTTCGATATTTCCCATAGCGTTAGTCCTTCTTATAACGGTAAGATTCAAAGCCTGCTGCTGCTAAAGGCAAATCAATTGCCCAATCTGGATTGCGTGCAAGCAGACTTGATAAATGGTCAGGGTTAAATTCAGGCTGATCATCTGTTTCAGTAATCACTTCGTCATGTACCGATAGGCAAATGTCATAGCCTGATTCTTCGATTAGCGGCATGTTGTAGCCAAGTACATCACGGGAAAAAGCCTGCGTGATGTTCTCGGCAAACTTGCCACCGTAGGTGTAAAGGCGTTCCCATTTACGTGTGTACTGGTTATTGCCTAGGTAAGAAATTTTGCCGTCTTCAGCTTTAGCACCTGGGTAGCATAGGTATCTTCCGCTTGGTAATTTGATTAATAACCATGAGCCTTTTTTGATAAAAGTAACTTTGCGGCATGGCACAGGGCGGTCGGGGTTACGTATTGCTTCAATCGCTGCTTGTCTTAGTTCATTCCACCATGCACTGATATTCGGATGCGCATAACGCCATGAGCGCTTAAATGAGTCACATACAAGCCAAGTTTTTTTCTTGAGTCCAAATGTTGAACGGCGTTCTTTCTTATGCCATTCCCAAGCGCGAATTGCTTCATTCAAAATCTTAGCGTCTAAGCTGTCGTATGCTTGGTCTGCCATTGCATCGAGGTCTAAGCCGTACGCAGCAGCGAATGTTAAAAACGCACCAACACCGCCTTCATAACCTAAGGCTAACTCCTGAACCTTACCTACTTGGCGTTGTTCTTTGTCTACTGACTCAGGCGAAACGCTGAATGATTTTGCATAAGACAATTTATAAAGATCATGCCCTATGCCTGCATCAAAGTCATAAAATGCTTTGATCTTCCAATTTTCACCTGCAAGCCAAGCTAATGCACGTCCTTCGATATTGGATAAGTCAGATACAACGAGCTTTTTGCCTTCAGGTGCGCAAATACAACCACGAATTGCAGAACTGGTTAGCTCCATGACATTTTCATAGAACATATCAGCACAGCCGATTTTCAAAGTCTCAATGCCTTCATCAATTACAGATTGCTTAAGAGCAGGGCGTGGTAAGTTTTGTGGCTGGAATAATCGTCCGGCCCAACGTCCAGTGCGAGAAGCCCCATTAAATTGAAGCGTTCCGCGTAATCGACCGTCTTTACTTGTACCTTTAACCAATGCTGCGTATTTAGCTGTACTGGTTGTTGATGCTTGTAGACGTATCGCAATTAATTCACGCACAACTAAAGGCAAATTTTCGTCATTTAATCGGCGTTCTAAAGTTGATTTCTGCATGTTGGGTAACGAAACACCATGTGCTTCAAGAATATGTGCAAGCATTGCGTCGCGTTGAGTTGCAGCTTGTACTTCGCCATCTGTTAATGTGACTGTGCGTTTTGCTAATCCTTTTTGAGCTTTCTCAACAGCTTCAATCGCTGAGGTGACTAGCTCAAGATCAATGCAAACGCCACGATCATTAATTTTTTGATCAAGATGCCATAAAGCTAATTCAGCATTGCGATAATTCCATTTAGGAATTTTTCTGTGCAATTCGCGCATAGCCAAAATATCGTTTTTCGCATAATCAAGAAATCTTGCCCATTCAACGGGATGTGTTTTGCTTGTTGCACGTCTGATCTTTTGATTCGCAGGACGCGGTTTGCAAAATAGCTGAATAAGTTGTTTACCTGCTTTGTCCTTTGCCTTGTCCTGATCGATCTTGAAAATCTCACAGAGAATTTCTAAGCCGCCTGGTAACGAATGGCTCAAAGCCTGAACCATTGTATCTTCCCAACGTTCGATTTTAAGTTCAGCACCATGATAGCAATGGCGCAAAACAGTACGGTCAAAGCCTGAGTTATGAGCGACTAACTTAACTGATTCATCATGAAGTAAATTAATAAGTGCTTGTGATGGTTCGTTTTGAGTCAGATCCTCAACATGCACTTCGCCATCATTTAAAGCCCATGCAAAAACTGTAATTTCGGCATTTTCAGCATAAGCATGAGTGCCGTTTTTAATCGGCGTTTCGCAGTAGGTTTCGAGATCGAGATAGAGAGTAGAGGTCATTGGCAAACCCCTACTTGATCATTTAAATAACTAAAATTAGCTGTAGCCAAAGCACGTGCCAGATCAGGTGGTACTGAATTACCAACCATTCTTGTTTGCTCTGTTTTTGTTAATTTTATAGTTTGGCCTGATTCATCCACGCCATAACTAAAAATGTAAGTTTCTGGAAAACCCTGAGCTTTGAAAAGTTCAACTGGTTGAAACATACGCAAGCCGATATCAACAATTTGATGCGCTACACCTTTGACCATAACCAAACCGAAACGGTCTTTTGTCGTAATTGTTCTTAGCGGATCCTTAACGCTGTTTGCATCTTTTTCATTGCCATAGAAAGCTGTTAGAAATGCACAAACAGCAGCAAAGTGCCCAGCACTGGCAGTAATAGTGTGCAAAGGTTCTTGAACTGATTGTCCAATACAATTATTTCTTAACTTAACAATAGTTCCTGTTACAACGCTGTGATGGTCCTTAGTTGTAATGGTTCCAAGTGTTTGATCACATTTGTTGCCAACTACGCCTGTATAGTGTTTAGCAATAAATGCTGTGACTAATGCATGATGTCCGCCTTTCGTTGATGCGCAGATTGTGCGAATCGGTTCATCCGCTTTCATACATCGAGGTGAAGAAGCATTGGCAATCTCTGTCATCACTGGCGCAACATTACCATTTACAATGAAAGGCTCAGGATTATTAATGACGTGACGAACTAAGCCAGTGGCAACACGTTTTGATGTTGATTCAGCTAAAGGTTTTTTGCGCTCGAATATGCTTGGGCATGGAATAGACCAGTCGATGCACTCGGCTGCTGTACGGAATGGTTTCAATAATCCCGATTTAACTGCCTTTGTATTAGGGGAACCATGTGTAGGCTTCGGCCATACAATAGGAAGGCCGTCACGACGAGCAACAAGAAAAAAGCGTCGACGGGTTGTAGGTGCGCCAAAGTCACACGCAACTAAAACGCGCCATTCAACGGCGTACCCTTGATACTTAAGTGCGTTTACAAAGCTTTTGAAAGTATTGCCTTTATGTTTTGGGCATGGCTTACCGTCTTCGCCTATTCTGCCCCAGGTTTTGAATTCTTCTACGTTCTCAAGCATGATTACATCAGGTTCAACTAAATCAGCCCAACGCAAAGCAACCCAAGCAAGACCGCGTATCTTCTTATCCAAAGGTTTGCTGCCCTTAGCTTTTGAAAAATGCTTACAGTCAGGCGATAACCAAACAAGACCAACAGGTTTACCTTTTGCAACTTCTCTTGGATCTACATCCCAAACACTTTCGCAATAATGTTCGGTGTCAGGATGATTGGCTCGGTGCATTGCTAATGCTTTGGGATCGTGATTAATTGCGACATCTACTGAGCGACCGAAAGCTTGTTCTAAACCTGTGCTTGTGCCGCCACCGCCTGCGAAATTATCTATTATTAATTTATTAAGTCGCATATTGATTCTCCTATGCTTTGGTAAAGTGAACGTAGAGGGGTCAACAACTAGACATTCACTTTCCAAAGCAATGGTTTTATAGTAAGAAGGGAGTCACACTCTCGTAGTGACCACGGCTATTGCCTAAAGGGGAGATAGAAACCTCTATCAATAGCTGCTACGGTTATTTCCAGTCTCAACACTCATAGCTTGTCGAGTCGAGGTAGTACTGGACTTGGCGGTTGTTATGCGAATAAAGGATCCGTATCAATTTCATCCGCGGCTAAGTCGTCAAATTCGTCAGCATTGGCAACGCCACCGCCTGCAAACGCTTCACCGTCTTTGAGGAATTGCACGCCACGTAACGATGCATTAATGCGTTTACCGTAGTTGTTGTCTTGGCACCAAAGTTCGATCGAAGCGTTCACAAAGCAACCCGCATAAGGTTTACCGTCCGCTTGAACAAGGGGGGTACGATCACGATCTACTACAGTGATGCGCGTTTTGTTACGAGCAGAAATGAAGTAGTGACCTGCAAAACCGTCATAGTCAGATTTGGTATCGCCATCATGCAAAGCAGTACGATCTTTGGTTTCGATTTCTTTTTTAACTTGAGGCCATTTAGTGCCCCATTTTTCTTGGCCTGCTTTTTCCATAGCATCTTTAATTTCTTTAATCTGCGGATGGTTTGCAGGTAAGAGGAAAGATGCAGAGAATGCAGGTTCACCTTCGCCATTCACTGTTTTAGCTTCAAATAGGCAAGGGAAAGCGAGGCGTACATTTTTAAGAGTTATCTTCATTGTTATTGCTCCATTAAGCAGTTAGGTCTTCAAAATCGTTTTGTGGGTTTACATCCAGTGCAGGACGTTTGTCGCTAATCGGTGCAACCGTAGGTTTACCGTCAGGACGTGTAATAAGGGCTTCGACTTTGGTCCACTGACGTGGGCCAATAGCATCGGCTTTCTTTAATTTTTCAGCGGTGGTTGGGCTGATTAATTTGAGGTCGTACATTTCTTCAGTTTTTAAACGCATGCTTTTTAATAAAGCTTCTGCTTCATCAGCGTTTGACCATGCGCGAGAACCTTGGCGACCTTGTACAAGTTTGAAACCCTCAACCGTTTCACCTGCATGTAGCTTCTGGTGAACCACTGAATCAATGGCTTTAATCCACGATTCAAGAAGGGGAATCGCTGCATACAATTTGCCGAGCTTGTCGTTTTCGTGATTTGCAACTTGCTCTATGGCTTGTGAAATACCGGTCTGTAGGTCGATTTGGGTAAGGTCATCGAAATCACCCAAAACAGTTTGCAAATTGTGCTTTGCTAAGGCTTCACAAGTTGCTTTGGCTTTACACCATTGGCATTGCTTTTCACCTGGATTAAATGAAGATTCGAAATCTGCAATTGCACCGCCATCACCATCATCTAAGCCGATTTCTAAGCAGCGGATAAATTCAGCAGATGCTTTTGCTTCTAGGGCAAAGTTTTCTAACTCTGCAATCGTGCAAACATCTTCTGACATATAGCCTAAGCGTGGTTGATGGATAACCATTCGGACTTGTTCAAAGTCGCCAAGCAAACCGAACTCGTTTAGGGCTCCAAGTGCATAGAGTTTCAATTGCTCATTGCTTTCTGCGCTGACCTTTACACCACGACCATATTTAAGGTCGTGGATCTGAATTTCTGTATCAGTCAAAACGACTGCATCACTAGTACCGAAAGCGTTTTCTGAATTGATGTAGTTAGAAAACTCGACACGTTGTTCTACAAGTAGTTGGTTTCCTTCTGACTGAGAACGCACAGCATCAAGATACTTTTGAACGTTCTCTGTCATTTCTAAATCAACAGTAAAAAATGCTTGTCCAGTTGATTCAGTTTGCGCTCCCCAACTTGCTACACCATTGGTTAATTGAATTTGTTGATTCAAAAAGTCAGTAGCATTTTTTCCTTGCTCTAAGCTTTCAGATGCAAGGAAATGCGCAGCTGTACCTAGATCAGCATGTTCAGATGAAGAATCAGGAAGGTCCTTTTCTAAGATCATGCTGCCCGCACAATGCATCCAACGGTGTGCAGCTGACGGACTTAACTTTGCATGTGAAGTCATGGCTTGCCCCTTAGTACGTAGTTGCAGCAAGGAAGATGATCAACGCGCCTAAAATGGTCAGGCTGATAATTGCTACAACCTTTTCGCGTTGGGTAAGTTCTTGTGGTTCTGCGAAATCAATAGCGTTCAAACGCTTATCTACGATTTCGTCAAAGCGTCCTTTTTTCATACTGGATACTCCTCAACTAATTTCATTAGTTTTGGATAGTCTGATTCGGCAACATCCGTTAGCTTTTCGGCATTCACTTCTTTTAAGAGGGTAACGAGTGCAGGGCGACCGTGGTCTTTTGCAACTGCAACAAGTGCCTTGTGTACCTCGTCTTTAGTGAAGTTAGGAATGCTCGTTTGGATTTCTTCCGCAGCCGTTTCTTCTTTTGCAGCAACTTCGGCTTTGACTTCTTCAGACTTTTCAGTCGACTTTGTTGCCTTGGCTGGTGTTTCAGTCTTGGCATTTTTGAACTCAGGTGTTGCATCTACTTCAGCTTTTTCCTCACCAAAAACGAATTTTTCTAATGCTGAAACAGTGCCAATTAACTGATCCGATTGCGTTGTGCCCGCACTGATTAGCGCTAAACAAGTTTGAAGGCGGAATTCTGGAATTGCGATTGTCATGTTTTTATCCTCAAGTTGCGTTTAACTCAACATATTGGATAAATTACTCGCAACTTTATATTGCGTCAAGTGCAACTTTTTAAATAAATAAATAAAAAAGCCTGCGTTATTCGCAGGCTATTGTTATTTAATAATTTATATTTTTAAGAATTAAACATCCATTTGCATTTTCTTAACTACACCGCAAAAACCTGTACGTGGCTGCATATTCATGATTGGATATTTTTCATTTAAAGGCTTTAAATATTTACCAGATTCATCGTCGATCAACTGCTTGAAAGTGGCTTTATTGCTGTCTTGTAAAAGAGCGATCACATAACTTTTATTGTGTGGCTGTTCTTCAGGCTCAACGATAATTACGCAACCTTCTGGGAATTTTGGTTCCATACTATCGCCAACAACTCTCAAAGCATAGGTATATCTTCGGGCGCGGTAAGTTGTTTCAACCCATTCTAAATTATCAAGATTAGTTGGATCTAGAAAAACTTCATTGTAATTCCCTGCCTGAACCCATGAAATTAAAGGAACTCTATACAGTTCAGATGCTTCTGAAAAATTACATCCTTGAGCTTTTGCAAATAGTTCCCAAACTTCTACACCTAACGCTTCGGCTATATTGCTAATTTTATCTAATTCAGGAAATTGTTTTCCTGATTCATATCTAGAAATATTCCCTTTATCTACACCAATTGCATTGCCTAAAGTTTCTTGGCTCATGTTTCTTTCTTTTCTTAATTCTTTGATTGCAGCACCAAGTTCAGTTTTCACGCTTAAGCCTATTAGATGGGTTTGGGGTATATGAGAAATTTTATTATTAATATTGCGTCAAACGCAATGAAAATAAGCGCAACAAATATTGACCATATGTTGCGTTTAGTGCAACATAAGTAGATTGTTAATATGAAAGGCGAAAACGATGACACCACTTCGTCGCATTAGAGAGATACATAAATATTCATTAGCGGAAGTTGCCGCTGCGGTTTCATCTGATGCAGGGAACTTATCAAGGATTGAAAGCGGTACACAAAGACCGTCGTTGAAACTGGCGGAAGATTTAACACAATTCTTCAAAGGGGAAATAACTGAAATGCAGTTACTTTACCCAGAGCGCTTCGATGTGGCTGCTCCAAAAGAATTTGACGATCTGTCAAATCTTGAGGGGGTTAAGTGAGCTATTTCAAGGAACATGGCAAAAACCTTCTAGCCAATCACTACATGATCATTCCAATTAAGCAGGGCATGAAACGCCCTGTGATGGACGAATGGCAGAATGTTCGGCTAACCGCTATTGATGTACCTAAGTATGCAAATCAAGGTGTAGGCATCCTGACAGGTCAAGGGCCTTTCCCGATCTGTGCAGTTGATATCGATGTGACTGATGCGGAATTGGCTGAGAAGTTTGCTGATTGGTGTCGGGATAATCTTGGTGTGAGCTGTGAGCGAATAGGTAGAGCGCCTAAGATTTTATTGGTGTATCGCGCTGAGGAACCGAATTGGGGAAAATCTATTTCCGCATGGTTCGCAGACCCTACGGAAATAGATAAGCCGTTTAAACTAATGCAAAAGCAGCGTATCGAAATTCTAGGACGTGGTCAACAATTCGTCGCGTACCACGTACATCCTGATACTAAAAAACCATATGAGTGGGTTGATTTCTTTGGGGGCTTGGCTGAGTTTTCAGCGGATTCATTACCCTTAATCACCAAAGAACAAGTGGTTGAAGCTGTTCAAGTGTTTGAACAAATGGCTGAAGAACACGGCTTGATGCGTGTTAAAAACAGCAAATCACGTGTAGGCGCTTTGACATCTAGCGAACTGGATGATGACGAAGATTTTCTAATGAACACAACCGCGACTATTGGATGGTCGTTGGACGATGCAAAAAAATACTTAGGATATATCGACAATGAGGATTACGAGACCTGGTTACGCGTGGGTATGTCTATGCACCATGAGTTTAGCGCTAGCGATGATGCTTTGCAGCTTTGGAACGATTGGTCAGCAACAGCAAGTAACTATACTTCGTATGAAGACATCGAGTACCGATGGAATAGTTTCGAACAAACAGGTTCAAATATCATCACAGCGCATTGGCTACTCAAAGTCGGGCGTGAATCCAAGAAAGAAAAAATACGTTTAGAAAAGCGCAAAATTTTAGCGGATATCAAAAATTCAATACTTGAATGCCGTGATACCCAAGAGCTTCTGCAAGTTATCGCAAAAGAAGCAGGCAAAGTTGCGGGAACTGACGTTGCTTTACGTGTAGAGCTTTCAGGACTTTTACAACAGCGTTTCAAACAATTATCAAAAATCAATATTTCACCCCGTGAAATCAATATCGCTATGGGCGGCAAGAAGGTGCAAATCGCACTGGATGATGCCCAGAAGCGCCCGATGACTGAATTTGGCAATGCATCCCGCATGTTGGATTCATACGGTACTGAAATCATGTTCGTCGCTGAAACTGAACATTGGTATCGGTGGAACGGTGTTTATTGGGAACCTTGTGTTAGCAAGGTGCTTGAGCAATACGCTAAGCAAACTGTTTTAGCACTGGGTGATGAAGCCAAAAAAATTGATGACGATGCACAGCGTGCTGAGTTCTATCAATTCTGTGCAGCGAGTCAAAAAGCTTTCATGGTTAAAAACATGGTGGCACTTGCTCAATCAGATCCGCGTGTGCTTGTACCGTTTAACGAATTGGATAGCGACATTTATTTGCTTGGTTGTGCCAATGGTGCAGTTGATTTACGTACCGGCGATTTGGTCAAACCTAATCAAGATCTGCTTATCACTAATAGCACAGGTGTTGAATACCATCCTAAGGCGAAATGCCCTTTGTTTGAAGCCACTGTACTAGATGCCTTTTTTGGCGATCAAGAAATGGCAGATTTCTTTAGACGTTTAATGGGGTATTCAATTCTTGGCGATCCTAAAGAAAATCTAATGATCATCCCATTCGGTGATGGTTCCAACGGTAAATCCACAGTCCTGACTACCATTTTCAAAGCGCTTGGTGACTACGCCAAGATGACACCCGCTGAAACCTTTCTAGGGGCAGGCAAGGGCAGCGCAGGCGGTGCACGTGAAGATTTACTTCGTTTACGTGGTGCACGGTTTGTTTACGTCAGTGAACCTGAAGAAAACCAAGAATTAAAAGAAGGTTTGGTTAAATCTTTAACAGGTGGCGAGTCGATCACCGCACGTGGGGTATACGCCAAGGGCTCTGTCCAATTCAAACCGACATGGACCAGTATCATGCCGACCAACCATAAACCAATCATTAAAGGCGGTGATCATGGTATTTGGCGGCGTTTGATGATGGTGCCTTTCCAACGTAACTATGACGCTGACAAAACATTGGTTAAAGATCCTGACCGTACATCTAAGTTACTTGCCGAACTTGAAGGCGTTTTGGCTTGGTTAGTGAGAGGCGCTCTTGAGTATCAGCAAGATGGTTTGAACGAACCTGGCAAAACGAAAGCCGCACGTGACGAATACAAAGACGAAATGGATTTGCTCAAAGACTGGATTAGTGAATGTTGCGAATTGGGCGAACCTGAAAACGTATCTGATCTTTCTGCGAACCTATGGGCAAGTTGGCAGTCCTATGCTGTCAAAAACGGTGAACTTCGATACATACCTACTGCTAGAAGTCTTGGACGGCGTTTAAGTTCTAAGTTTCGTACAGCAAAAGGTGCGAACGGTGCTAGGAAAATGCTTGGCATCCGTGTGCGTGTATCCGCTGAATTTGCGGATTTAAATGAAGATAAGAATTAGCAAGACGGTTTGAAAGCGTAATTTTTTGCATATATGCATTTTTTTACGTGTTTGTAGTGATAGGTGTTGTGCTTTAGGTGGCGTTAAGGCGTTTAAAAAGGTTTTTAGTGAAACTTACTATTTATATATATAGGACTTTCCTTAAAAAAGATAAATAAACGCCTTAACGCCACTAAAAAGACAAAAACGAAAAATTAACGATTTGGTAGGAGGGCGACATGCCTGTATTAGCGTTTCTTCCGCAGTACGTGGTGAAAGACAAGGTAAAACGTTGCTCTACGCCAAAAGTGACTGAGGATGATGTGAAAAACATTCGAGAATTACATAAATCAGGGCTTTCGTTGCGACAACTTGGTCACAAGTACGAGATATCACACGAAATGGCTAGACGTATTTGCAATGGGTATTGCTATAAGGAGGTTATCTAATGGCTTTACGTGGAAAACAACAAAGATTTGTCGATGAATATCTGGTTGATCGTAACGCAACGCAAGCTGCGATTCGTGCTGGGTATTCTGCAAAAACTGCATATTCAATCGGTGAAGAAAACTTGAGAAAACCTGAAGTTAAAAAAGCCATTGAAATAGGTGAAGCTGAAATTGCAGAACGCACAAAAATCACCCAAGACAAGGTGATGAAAGAATTAGAAAAAATTGGATTTAGCAACATGCTTGATTACATCACCATCACAGACGGCGGTGATCCAGTAACAGACTTTTCAGCGCTTACACGTGATCAAGCAGCAGCAATTAGCGAAATTGTCGTTGAGGAATATACGGAAGGCCGCGGCGATGAAGCACGTAAAGTTAAGCGCACCAAGTTCAAACTAAGCGATAAACGATCTGCATTGGTAGATATGGGCAAACATCTGGGTATGTTCAAAGATCATCTAGTCCATAGCAATGATCCTGAAAACCCATTAACAGACACAAAATCCGCAAGCAAAAAGCTATCTGCACTTGCCAAGCTGCATAAGGCGAATAAGGAGAAGAAAGGCGATGACAACTGATAGAGAAGATTTCGAAAAGGCATATGAACCAAATCCGCATAAGTCACCATTCACAGAAGTTACTTTCGATTTGGAAGGACAGGTTTACAAGCCGTTAGATAAGTTTATGCCTCGCATATCTTCTGCATTAAATGCAGCTTGGTACGGGTGGCGAATCCGTCAATCAAAAATTGATGATCTGCAAAATAATTACAAACATCTCCTTGGTAAATATCGTGCTACTAAACTGCTGCAGTACAGTACATCTGAGCATAATGCACGCCTGCATAACACTTTGCTTTTTGTTAAAGAACATTTTTGGATGAATGATTTAGATAAAGCAATGCCACGTGTTTATGAAGAAATTACAGCTTGCTTAGATGGTCAAAGACGGAATGTGCACAACACTTCATGCACATATCAATTTGAACTTGCATTTCTCCGCCTGCAAGACACACCAGAACTTCGCAAGATTTATTGGTCTGCACTCGGGCAATTGAAATTTGATACTAACGATCAGGTTATTACGCCTGAATTAGAGCAATGTGCATGTTGCAAGGTTGAGGATGCATGACCAAATCAACCGATGACCAGATTCTTGCATTGCTTGCAGATATGAGCGAACAACAGATCGAAAATTATCTATTGTCACTTGATGAAGATGAACAAGCAGAAATCAGCAAGTTACTTGCTAATGCACCTATATGGTTTCCACTTGAAGGACCACAACTTGCAGCATATTTATCCCAAGCCGAAGTCATCGGCTACGGCGGTGCAGCAGGCGGTGGTAAAACGGATTTGATCGTTGGTTCAGCCTTAAATAAACATAAGCGTGTGCTTGTCGTACGGCGTGAAAAGGCACAGACAGATGGCATTGTGCAACGTACCGAAGAAATCTTAGGGCACAAGAAAGGGTACAACTCACAAAAGTCATTTTGGAATCTTGGTTGTGGCCATCTCATTGAGTTTGGCGGCTTGGATAATCTTGGTGATGAAAAACGTTGGCAAGGTCGTGCGCATGATTTGAAGGCATTGGATGAAGCAACAGAGATCCGCGAATCACAAGCACGTTTCGTTATGGGTTGGAATCGATCATCTGATCCAAGAATTAAATCAAAAGTGCTTATGACCTTTAACCCCCCAACCAATGCCGAAGGGCGTTGGGTGATTGATTACTTTGCACCATGGATTAAGAAGGGGTATCCCAATCCCGCATTACCTGGTGAGATTCGTTGGTTTGCTATGGTCAATGAAAAAGAACAAGAGGTTGAAAGCAAACACCCCTTTGTAATTGTCGATAAGCAAATTGTTTATGACTTTGATCCTAAAGATTTTAAACCTGAACAGATTATCAAACCTAAATCACGCACGTTCATACCTGCACGTGTAACAGATAACAAGTACTACATGGAAACAGGCTACATGAGTACTTTGCAATCCTTGCCTGAACCTTTGAGGTCTCAAATGTTAAACGGCGACTTTGGTGCAGGCATTGAAGATGATCCTTGGCAAGTAATCCCAACAGAATGGGTTGAAGCAGCTCAAGCACGTTGGAGACCTGAAGATGAAATGCGCCTTTTGTACAAAGGCGACTTTGCAATGGATTCATACGGATTGGACGTTGCACGCGGGGGCAAGGACAACACAATAGGTTATGCACGTCATGGGCATTGGTATAACCGTGCAAATGTGCTTGAAGGTATCCAATCTAAAGATGGGCCTGCATCTGCATCTTTTGCAGTTGGCCATGTGCGAGATGAAGCACCGATTCATGTTGATGTGATTGGTGTAGGTGCAAGTACCTATGATTTCTTGAATCAATCAGGGTTACATGTTGTTCCTGTTGATGTTCGTCAAACTGCTAATGCGTTCGACCGATCAAACCAGTTGAGTTTCTTCAACCTACGTTCACAGCTTTGGTGGCAATTCCGTGAATTATTAGATCCTGCATATAACAGCATTGTTGCTTTGCCGCCTGAACCTGAATTGCTTGCAGACTTAACCGCACCTCGTTGGACGTTACAAGGCAAAAATATCAAGGTTGAATCACGAGAAGAAATCGTTAAGCGCTTAGGTCGAAGCCCTGACTATGGCTCTGCAATCATCAATGCGCAAATTGATACACCTAAGCGCAAAGTGCTACAGGCGATCTACTCGCACAACACTAGACAGAATTATGATCCGTTTGAGTAGTGTCAACAGGAAACAGGGCGATTGACCACATGCATTGCCATAATGTTTAAAAATCAAAGGAGACATTCCAATGTGCACAAACAAAGTAGTTGATTTCGTCACGGGTGGCGCTGTCGGCGGTCTAGCAGGTGATCTTTTAGGTATTACGAAACAACCAAAAGTGCAAGTCCAAGCGCCACCTGCACAACCAGTTCGACAAGATTCAAAAGCACCAGATGCAGCAGCAACGATTGATCGTAATCAACGTGCTCAGTCTTCAATGTCAGGCGGTCTAGCGAATACGCTTTATACCGATGCAAACGGCGTGAGTGATGAAGATTTACGTTTAGGCAAGAAAACTCTATTAGGTCGTTAACATGAATGAAGATGCAATCAGAAAGCTAAAGAAACGTTTTGATGTCGTATGGCAAAACCGTGTCAGTGATATGGATGATTATTGTGCTGAGATTGCATTGCATGTTTTACCTGTAGCAATCAAGACAATCAAAAACCAAGATAAACATGAACGTTCGGCATGGCGCAAGATCGTTGATAACACTGGTAAAGACGCACTTAAAGTTTTAGCGGCAGGCATGTTATCTGGTACATGTTCACCAAGTCGCCCTTGGTTTGTTATTGAAGCATCAGACCCTTATTTGAAAAAAGATATTCAGGTCAAGCAATGGCTTAAAGAGCTACAAGATACTTGTTATGCGACATTTGCAAAGAGCAATGTATATCGAACGATTCACAATTGTTATTTGCAAGAAGGTGCTTTCGGTACATGCGCTGCATTAGCGCCACAATCCAAAGATGCACAACTCATGGACTTAATCCCTATGAGTTTTGGCGAATACGCAATTACCGTCGATTCATTTAACAAGCCGAACGGTGTCTACCGCAAATTTAAATTGACCGTTGAAAATATGATTTCGTATTTTGGCGAAAACAATGTTTCAGATACGGTTAAATCTGCATATAACAACGATAATCTTGATCAAGAGTTCACAATTCACCATGCAATTTACCAACGTGTAGGTGCTAAGGGTTTCGGCGCTAAAAACATGCCTTATGCCTCGGTGTACTTTGAGCCATCGACACAAGACAAATTGCTACGTGAAAGCGGCTTAGAAAGTTTTGAAGTTATTTGCGGACGTTGGACAGTATCAAGTAGCGATATTTACGGCGAATCACCCGCAAGCGAATGTTTTGGTGATATGCGCGCTTTGCAGAAAGGTCATCAACAAATTGCGAAGGGGGTTGATTACCAAGTTAGTCCACCAATGTTGCTTCCTGATTATTTGAAAGGACAGGAAAAGGAAACATTACCCAACGGGATTGCGTTTTTTAAACCAAACCCAGCAAGCCAAACAGCACAAGTACAACCAATGCTGAATGTGCAATTCGATTTAAATGGACTAATGGCTTTAATATCACAAGCTCAAGGACGTATAGACCGAGCATTTTATAAAGATTTGTTCTTAATGCTTGATCAATACGACCAAGGCAAGATGACTGCAACAGAAGTCTATGAGCGTAAAGCAGAAAAGATGCTAATGCTTGGACCTGTAGTAGAACGTCAGATTGATGAGCTATTACGCCCATTGGTTGAGCTTTGTGTAAAACGCGTTTTGCAGGATTCACAGTATTTGCAAGAAACAACTCCTGAAGCAATACAGGGTAAAGACATAAAAATCGAATTTGTATCGATCTTGGCATTGGCTCAACGTGCAACAGGAGCATCAAACCTTGAGCGCATGTTGACGATGGTAGGCAACGTTGCGCAAGTTGATCCACAAGTTTTAGATAAATTCGATACTGATAAATTTATTGATGAATATGCTGAGATTATCGGCGCTTCACCAATGATATTTAGAGATCGAAAGGTTGTAGATCAAATTCGATCTGATCGCGCACAGCAACAACAGATTGCACAGCAACAAGCCTTGATGCAGCAACAAGCACAAACTCAAAATCAAAATGCAAATACGGTAAAAACTGTAAGCGAAATCAATCCGCAAACGATCAATGATTTAGCGATTGAGGGAGAATTTACAGATGCCTAAGAAAAGTATTTATGAACAAGAAATTGAACAAGCCAATGCAGATTTAGCTCAGGTTTTAGATACCGAGCAAGGTCGGCGCGTTTTAATGCGATTGATCAATCGTGCTTCAGTAATGCAACCAACATATGCAAACGGAACACATCCAAGCGATTTTGCATTTATGGAAGGTCGCAGAGAAATGGGTTTATTCATCATCGGGACAATTACCGAAATCAATACTGACATTTGGTTAGAAATGCAGAAAGAAGATTTCAATAACATCAAACTTAAAAATGAACAGGTGAAAAATGAGCGAGCAAAACAACGCACCATCGACAACGAATGATGCACCCGCAACCCCTCCAGTTGCAGAAGCACCTTCAACAACGCCCCCAACAGTTGATCAACCAGGTGCAACACCTCCTACAACTGAAGCAGCAACACCAGAAGTTTTACTAGGTGGTGAACAACATGCTGAACAACCAATTCAATACGGCGATTTTCAAATGCCTGAAGGTTTTGAGTTGAACGGCGATGATTCAAAAGTACTTCAGGAACTAGGTCAGCAGTTCAAAATGCCCCAAGAAGCAGTGCAAAAGCTTGTCGATTTGGGGGTACAGATGCAGCAACGCCAAGCCGCACAGCAACAGCAAACAATTCGATCTTGGGTCGATGCTGCAAAAGCAGATGCTGAATACGGCGGTGATAAATTGCAACAAAGCCTGTTGACAGCGCAAAAGGCTTTCACCTTACCACGTGGGGGGAATATCGCTAAGATTCTATTAAATAGCGGACTTGGCAATCATCCCGATGTAATTGGATTTATGACCGAAGTAGGCAAGTTGTTGGAATCTGACAACATGGTTACTGGTAAAGGATCTAATTCAGCGCCTAGTCTCGGTCAACTTTGGTACGGCGATAAACAATAATCAGAGGGCTTCATATGTCTTTAGTCGCACAATTACAACCTACATTGATGGATTTAGCTGCGCGCTACGGACAGACGCCCGAAAGCGCAGTAATTGAAATCCTCACAGCAAGCAATGAAATGCTTGATGACATGGTATGGGTTGAAGCAAATGACGGTACTGGTCATAAAACTACAGTACGTACAGGTTTGCCACGTGGTGCATGGCGTTTATTAAACTACGGTGTTCCTGCTGAGAAATCTGCAACAGCAGCAGTTCGTGATACTTGCGGATTATTGGAATCATATTCCGAAGTTGATAAGCAACTTTATGATATGGAACAAAACCCACAAGAGTGGCGTGCAAGTGAAGATGCTGCTTTTGTTGAAGGCATGTCACAAAACATGGGTGAAACCATTTTATATGGCAACTCACGTGACACGCCTGCGGCATTTACTGGTTTTGCACCGCGTTATAACGACATTGCACAAACCAATCCTGCAAATAAACGCAACATTTTGGATGCTGGTGGCACAGGCAACAACAACACTTCAATTTGGTTTGTTGTTTGGCATAAAGACACTGTTCACGGCATTTATCCAAAAGGCACCAAAGGCGGTTTGCAAATCCGTAACCTTGGTGAAGTAACTGATAAAGATGCTAACGGCTTAATGCACCAGGTGCTACGTACTCATTTCGTTTGGAATGCGGGCGTGACAGTTCGCGACTGGCGTGCGGTTGTTCGAATTGCAAACATCGATGTAACTGCACTAACCAAAGATGCAAGTGCAGGCGCAGATCTGTTTGATCTCTTGGCACAAGCTGCGGAATTATTGCCACGAAAAACAAATGGTCGTGTTGCAATTTATGCTAACCGTACCATTTCGCAATTCTTACGTCGTCAAAGCGTTAAGGGTTCAAACGTACGCATTACAACAGAAGAACAGGGCGGTCGCAGTATCACTAAGTTCGACGGTATCCCAATTCGTCGTGTTGATGCTTTGCTTAACACTGAATCTCGTGTGGTTTAAGGAGTAAGTATGTTAATCGATAAATTACTTGTGATGTCGATGGATCAAGCCATCACATCAACAGCGGCATCAACGGACACGCTAGATTTGCAAAAAGCTTCTACAAGCGTAAACCGTTTGCCAGTTTTGGTACGTGGTAAAAACTTACTTCCAACAACTGCAACTATCACAGTTCAATTGCAAGAATCTTCAGATAACAGCACTTGGACTACGGTAGAAACTTCACGTGCCTATACAGGTGCAGAGTTAAATTCAGGTTTAGTTGGTGAAGTAATGTTGCCAGTAAAACCTAAGCGTTATGTTCGTCTGAACTACGTGGTTGCAAGCGGCCCATTCACAGCGGGTACTGTCTATGCACATATCTCAAATCACCGAGACGTGCAGGCAGCTTATCCAGTTTATGCAGGAGCATAAGACATGGATCACAAGCAAGTACGCGCAAACCAAAAGGGTTTCTACAACGATCGCCTAGTTCAAGAAGGTGAAGTATTTGTGGTACCCGAAGGTGAAACAGCACTTTGGTTTGATGACATTAATCCAAAGCAAGTCAATTCAGATGGTTCAACAAATTATTCGCGCATGAATAAAGAAGCTCTAACCGCTGCGGCAGTTGCAAAAGGGATCGAGCTGAACGGCGGTGAAACGAAGGCTGAACTTGTGGCATTGCTAGAAGAATCTGAACTTTTGCAATAAAACCAAAAAGCCCATGCGATTATGGGCTTTTCACTAAACAGTCACATACAAAGGCGTTTAAGTATGGAAAACCAACACCGCAAAATCAAAGGCTATCGTGAACTTTCTCAAGAAGAAGTTGATTTAATGAATCGCATTAAAGAGAAAGGTGCTGAACTGCTAGCTTTGCAAGCTGAGCTTGTAGGCCGTCTTGATACAGATTTAGAAGTGAAGAAAGCTGCGGCATTTAACTCAAAATTTGCGCCAAATGATTTTGCTAGTGATGAGTGTCAAGAGCTTGAGCGTTTCCAAGAAGCAGAGCCATTGCGTTGGGCTGCAATTGGTAAGACAGATATTCAGACAGGAATTATGGCTCTTGTTCGAGCCGTGGCACAACCAACAAATTGTTAAATCAGGGTAAACCCTTATGAGATCAATTGTTGATCTTTGCAATCTAGCCCTGTCGCATCTTGCACAGGGCTATGTTGTTAATGATCTTAATGAAAGAACACCACATGCAAATTTGTGTAATACCTATTATCCAATTTGCAGACAAGAGTTATTGGATGATGAGCACCAATGGTCTTTTGCAGTGGCGAGTGTTGCGTTGAATATTGATGCAGGATATACAGCAAGAATCGCATATGTTCTCCCAAGCGACTTTATTAAAACGTTTCAACTTGAATCAGGTGAACGCTTTTATATAGAAGGCGATCATCTTTTTACTAACGATCCATCACCCATTTTACGTTATGTACGTGACGTAAAAGATTTAGCGCGTTTACCGCCAGTGTTTAAGATCGCATTGTCATATCTCATAGCAGCTCGTATTGCAGGCCCGTTAAGTCAAAGCGAAGAAAAGCAAGGTGCAATGTTGCAGTTGTTTGAGTCTGAAAAAGCAAAAGCTATCCGCAATGATTTACAGCAGCATCGAATTGAAAAACGTCCTGATTACCAAGGCTCAATGTACGAGGCTAGATAATGCAAGTTTCATTTAATGGTGGCATCGTATCATCTGAAATGTTTGGACGATTTGACCAAGCTAAGTACCAAACTGGCGTGGCTAAATGTCAAAACTTTTATGTGGAACTGTATGGAGGTTTAACCTATCGTGCAGGATTACGCTATGTACATCATTACCCATTATCAGCAGGAGTAATTCGATTATTACCATTCGTATTTAGTGAAGAACAAGCTGTTGTTTTAGCTATACGCGAGGGTAAAGTTAATTTTTATGCAGACGGTGGAATTCTGCTAAATGAAGCAAATGAGCCTATTGAATTAGATTTACCTTACACCGCCGCACATTTAATGCAATTGCGTTACGCACAATCAGCAGATGTAATCACCATTACACATCCTAATTATGCTCCAAGAAAAATTATTAGAAAAAGTGCAACATTATGGGAAACTGAACTGGTATCAGTTGGGTATGGCTTGGCTCAACCCCAAAATCTAACTGGAGTTGCTAATAAACCTTCTACCACTGGATATGTTGAGCGTGATTATGTTTATCAAGTCACTGCTGTAAATGAGGATAACGAATCACAGGCTTCGGAAAAGTCCCCAGTTTTAAAAAACGATTTAACACTTTCAGGCAACAATAACGTTTTATCATGGGATGCAGTGCCAGGTGCGACTCGATATAACGTATTTAAATTAAGATCAGGGTTAGCAAGTTTCATTGGTGAAACAACAGAGCTAAGTTTTACGGATGACTATATCGAAACGAATGGGGCAATTACACCCCCTTTAATACGTAACCCTTTTGAATACTATCCAACGGCAGTTGCGTATTACGGTCAGCGTAAAGTGTATGGCGGTGGGAATCAAGCACCTCAATGGCTACGTATGTCACGAACGGCGACAGATGATAATTTTGCATATCACATCCCATTACAGGACACAGATTCTATTCAAATTCGATTTGCAGCACGTGACGGTAATGGTGTTAAGCACCTTGTTCCAATTAGTGAATTAATGGTGCTTACAAGCGGTGCAGTTTGGAAATTATCATCTGATGGGGCGATGACAGCTGCAAGTGTTAGTGTACAGCCACAATCTTACGTTGGTGCAAATGATGTAACACCTGTACAGGTTGGCGGCGCGGCTTTGTTCGCATCGGATCAGACAGGGCATGTACATGAGCTATCGCTATCACAGGGTTACAACGCTTACTATCAAGTGATGGATTTATCGATCATGTGTCCGCATCTGTTTGATGGACACAAAATTATTGACTGTGCATTGGTACGCAACCCCTTAAACATTGCCTTTTTTGTACGTGATGACGGCGTTTTGTTATCTCTTACGTACGATCCTCAGCAACAAGTATGGGCGTGGGCAGAACAACACACAGATGGCAAATATCTATCTGTAACTGCAATTCCTGAAGAAGACCAAACGGTTTTATATTGTGTTATTGAGCGCGGAAGTATTCGCACGATTGAACGTATGATGATGCGTCAACATAGCGACATTAAAGAGCATTGTTTGCTTGATAGCTCAATTCAATATAAAGGCGCACCCACAACTACAATTACAGGTTTAGATTGGCTAGAAGGGCGTGAGGTATCGGTTTTCGCTGATGGGGGAGTGAAGCCACCGAAAACCGTAACAGGTGGTTCAATAACATTAGATAGAGCATTATCTAATGTGTGGATTGGCTTAAGCTATGAGGGTGAAATTCAAACTTTACCATTGATATCAGATACGAGTCATCCTGCAAAACCCAAGGTAGCTACGAATGTGCATCTTCGTGTATTGAGCACCCAAAACATACTTGCGGGAACGGATTCGAATAACCTTACAGAGCATAAGCCAAGGGGGTTAGAAAACTATGGACAACCTTTAGAATTGATCACTGGTTTTGTTCAAATCCCTGTTGCCAGTGCATACCAAAAAGACCTACAAATTACGATCAAACATGGTAAACCTTTACCAATGAAGCTATTGGCAATGGAGGTAGAATTCAAATGACAAATATTGAGATACGTAAACCTACTGATCGAGACATTCGTATTTTAGTAGAGAATTTGCGTCCAGCTGATAAAGAAGAAATGAAAGCCTATTTCAACGATAACTTTCAATGGCAAATTAAAATGAGCGTGAAATATTCACGTGATGCTTGGGCCGTTATTGTAAATGGAAAATTGCTTTTTATTTGCGGTGTAGGTTTAACAAGTATGATCGGAAATGTTGGATGCCCTTGGCTTCTTGGTACTGTCTTTATTCAAAACTTTAAAAAAGAGTTTTTGAAGCAAGTTCAACACATCTTTGCAGAAATGAAAGAAAATTACGGAATTTTAGAAAATCATGTGCATGCTGCTAATACTTCTGCCGTAAATTTTCTTGAACATTTAGGTTTTAAAATCGGTGATGCAGAACCATATGGGGCGAACGGCGAATTATTTCATCCGTTTGTAATGGTGACTTAAATGCTGCCACAACTTGCAATAGCGGGAGTCAATGCGCTTAGTACTTACAAGAAGTCTAGAGCCGAAAAAGATGCTTTGAAACAACAGGCACAAATTGCCGAAATGAATGCGAGCTTAGCAGATCAGCAAGCGCGTGGTGCAATTGATTACGGTCGTAATCAGGTTGAGGATTATCAACGTGGTTTATCCTCATTTAAATCAAGTCAAATAAATGCACTTGCTGATAACGGCATAGATGTTTCTCAAGGATCTGCTATTGATATTTTGGCAAGTACAGATATTCAGGGCCAAAGCGATATTGATACGTTGCGCTACAACGCTGCTTTGCAATCTTGGGGGCACAATGTCGATAAAAACAACTATCAAAACCAAGCAAATGGTTTACGTGTTCAAGCTAAATCAATCAATCCGATTTTTAACGCACTCATGGCGGGCGGTCAATCTTTTGCTCAATCAGGCGGATTGCAATCATTAGGTAATTTAGGGGGTGCGAGTTAATGCGAGTTCCTGTATTTCAACCTCAAGTTAACGAAGCACAAACACCTTCTGTGCAAGTGCGTGGTGGTTTAACACCTGGTGAAGCTGTTAATGCGGTAGGTAATCAGATCGATGGTTTAGTAGGATTGGTCAATGCGGGTGAGCAAGCTTATTCGCAGTATCAAGATGAAGCCGATCGCGTCAGAGTTATGGATGCTGAAAATCAGCTTTTAACTTTAAAAAACCATTTGCAGACCAATCAAACTGACGGCTTTTATAATAAGAAAGGTATTGATGTTGTTGGTTTTGATGATGGGCAAGGCGGCGGCTTTGTTGATTATTATTCTAAAGCCTACCAAGACGGCGTTAATCAAATAAACGAAAAACTTGGGAATAACAACCAACGGAAGATGTTTAGCCAAATTGCAGCAAAAGACAATGTTGCATTTAAGAATACCTTGCAAAGCTATTTAGTTAGAGAAAATGATACATATCAACAAAGCGTTTATTCAGCTTCTGCGGAACGGTATGTAAAAAACATAAACGATAATCCTGCGGATTTTACGTCAATTGATGAGAACAGATTGAATTTGCGTGCGGCAGTGAACAAAGTCGCTCAGCTTCAAGGTAAATCTGCATTAGAAGCAGAGAATACATATTTAGGGGTAATCTCACAAACCCACGTATCAAATATCAATTCGTTCATTGAAAGCGATGATCTACGCGGTGCAGTTCAATATCGTAATAAATACTCAGACGAAATTTCATTAAGTGATTCATTTAAAGCGAATAAATGGATTGATCAAAAGTTAGAAGAAAAGCAGGTTGAGAGTTTAGTCAATTTTGCATCTAGCGGGGTAGAACCTTACAGCAACCCTGCACTAAATGTTCCCCCTCAATCTGCACAACAGGCAGTGAGCGAGTTGCGCAATTTAACACCTGAGCAAATGAAAGGTATTAAATATAATGATCAACGGTTAGACATTTACACCGTACATACCGCTAAAGAAAAGGGGATGGAGTGGGCAGCGCCCCTTTTATTAGGTTTACGTTTGTCGGGTGAGAAATCTAATAACAACCAAGTTTCCCCTAAAGGTGCTCGTTCAGTCATGCAATTTATGCCTGCAACTTGGGGCGACTTTAACAAAGGCGGAAAAAGGGATTTAAATAATCCTGCTGATACGATCGATGCAGCATTTGAGTTTGTTGATTGGGTAAGTAAAAAATACGGAACCAAGGACCCAATGGTGATTGCGGCTTACTATAACGGCGGTGGCAAAGCAGCCGAAGCTGTGTTAAAAGGCAATCAGCCGCCTGCATCAGAAACTAGAGATTATCTACAGCGCATCGATAAATGGTTAACGAGCGACTTTGGTAAATATGCTGAGGAACCTGCTAAATCTAGACAACAAGCATATGACACCGTATGGAATAGCAATGCTTCACCTGAAGTTAAAGCCAAAGCGCAGACGGTTTTAAACCAAAAATTTGCAGCAATGGATAAGGTCAAAAGCGATCAACAAGACCAAGTTTATAATAATTTGTATAAAGGGATTGTTTCAGGGCAAATGACATACGAACAAATACCTGTCAATGCTTTTGATGCTTTAGAGCCTAACCAAATCAGCAGCTTGAAATCCGTTAGCAAAGCTACATATGAGGAAGCTACAAAAACGGATCCGACTGTGTATAGCATGATTATGATCAACAAAAATGAATTGTTTAAAGGCAAGCCCCAATCAATTTTACATCAATATGCGGATAAGTTATCTCCTGCTGACTACAAAGAAGTAACGAAGATGTATATTGAGGTAAACAATCCTAAAACGACTAATGATAAGTCAAAAGACACTAAGTTTTTAGCAAACGACAACACTATAGCCGCTGCTCTAAAACCGTATTTGAATATCATTGGTATTACAGATACTAAAAATAAAGAACAACTGTTGCACTACAATGCTGTTAAATCTGACTTGATGCAAACGTTAATTGAAGCAGAGGCACGAAACGGCGGTCATTTAACTTGGGATCAGATTAATCGACTGACTTTGAAAAATATTAATAACAAAGTTCAAATCACAACATCAAGCCCACTTTTTTCCGATAAGGTCGAACAAAACCGTGTGTACTCACAGGTGAAAAGAAAGGGAGATATAACACCATCAATGCTGCAAAAAATTGATAATTTGTTTAAAAAACAAGGTAGAAATACAGATAAAGTTACTGACGCAGAATATCTTAATGCTTACTACACAATGATGAGAAGAGGATTTTAATTACAAAGGTATTGAGGTATAAATAATCAAAATAATTTTTTGAGAATATTAATGAAATACTTTGGATTACTTCCTTTAATTTTTATGATTCCAATTATATGTTCTGCTTCAGATAATAATTTACAAGTTTATCCCCCTGAACTCGGTAAATTGAAGCAGCAAGAATTAGGCAGCTTGGTGTTTAAACTAATGCCAAGTCTATCTGAAAAACAGATTTATTGGGATTTTAAGTCTGATGACCCATCGATTATTTGGATAGATAGTTTTTATGAAGAAAGAAAAATGGAGGATGGCGGTTTTTATTCTAGTAGGAAAGGTATTGCAAGAGTAAATGTGCTAGGAACTAAAAGTACTATTGTTGATAGAAAAAAATATGAACTTCCATGGTCAATAATGATGGAGGGGGATGTGGGTAAATTTGGAGTAAATACTATTTCACTTTATCCCGCTACAATTTCAAAGAAAAATGAAAATATTTGTTTTGGGGAAAATTTTGATAACTGTGAATTTTCTCCTTTCAAATCTCTTTCAAAAGCTAAAATAAACTACAAAAAAGTCTGTGAAAAAAAATTCGGAGCTTTAAATTTTGAAGAGGCATATTTACTATCCGCACCAGGCAAAAGGTCGGTTTATGGGATATGGGGGTCAAGTAGTGGTTCTGGAGGTACAAGCAATACCTTTAAAATTGATTACACTGAAAATCAAAAAGAAATGTGTAAAGGCTTAATGAGTGGTGCGTAAATTGTAGTGTCAACAGCAAAACCCTATATCGCCTTTAACAGCATTTAAGATTACAGAAGTCCGTAGTCTTAAGTGCTTTTATTATGTCTGATCAAAATCAAACTAATCTTACAATTGGTCAATTATTTGAATTAAATCAAGGAAAAAATGCAACTGAGATTGCAGATAGTGAAGCACGTGCGCGTAAAGCTGCTGCTTCATTGGGGTTAGACTATAACAAGATGACAGAAACACCTGAGCAGATCGCTTCGGTTGCGGATGAAATTAACACCCAAAAGCAATTACAACAAGTTATCGCAAGTGATCCCGTGTTGGGTAAATATGCACTTGATCCAAATCAAGCGGCGGTATCGCTCGATGACTTTGGCAAACTTAAAGAAATGAGCGATAGCGTTTCATTGTTCGGTTCAAGTCTTACGGAACCTAAACAAGAAGTGACTTATAACGATCTTCAAGTTGCAATTGTAAAAGGGGCATCACCTGAACAACAGAAGCGTTTAAAAGACATGGGTGTTTATCAAAAGCCTGATCAATTAAAACCTACAGTCAGTTCATCTTTAACAGATCAATTAAATGCACCGTTTTTCCCTAAAGCGCCTGAACAACAAATCAAAGAAGTGCATGATCAAATATTAAAAGAAAAAGGCGCATTTGCAGCGGCTCGATTTAATCGATACATGGAAAATCAGAAATTCTGGAATAGCCAAGGGGTCCTACTGCCACAAGAAGAAAGACAAGGTAATACCTATTGGGATTCTACAAAGCGTGGTTATGCGTCTTTATGGCAAACGATCGGTGCAGCAAAATATGCGGCTACTGGAGACGTAAGTATGCTGCAACGTTTTACTGAATATAAAAACAAGTTGCCAAAGTCTCAAGAACTATCTGTCTTACTTGAGGATATGGGCGCTGCTGCGAACACTAATGAAGCGGGTTGGTTAGGTGCAACACAGGAATTTTTAAACAAGGCAGATGGTGCAACCATTGCGGAATTAGCATTAGAACAACTGCCGCCTAGTTTGATCGGCTTCGGTGTAGGTGCAGGTGCAGGAAGTTATTTAAGCCAAACATTGACACGTAACACAGCAAAATATGCGCCTTGGTTTATGTCAATGGAAAAAGCACAAGCACTTACAAGGGGGGCATCTTTAGCAGGAGGAGCAATTCAAGGCGGATTGGGTTCAGGAACCGCAGATGTTGCGATTTCATATGGTCAAAACATGGCTGAAGCACGAGAGAAGTTTTTAACTCGGCAAGAGCAAATTGATTACGCTTCTGCAAAAACTTGGGGTTCTGCAAAATATTCAGCATTGGGCGGTCTGCTACTACCTGTAAGCTTTGGCGGCCCAATTCGTACTGTTGGGGGGCAAGCGGTCATTCAATCCGCTGCGGGTATTTATTCAGTACAGGGTGCAGCGGATGCAGTCGGTGAAAAGGCAGATCCTGTAGAGATGGCACTTGAGGGCATGTTAGGAATGATTATGGCAGCTCCTGAAGTTGCTATTGTTTCAGCAGGCAAAGTTAAAAACGCACACACCGCAGAGTTTGCACTAGATCAATTACGTCAAGAGCAACAGCAAGAATCAGTCAAGTCTAGTGTGTTTGCAGCGATTTTAAATACTTTGGTAAAGCGCAATCAAGAGAGTAAAACCACACAACGTGATGAAACAGCTAGCCAAGAATTTTTAAAACAAGCAATCGCTGAGCACGGCGCAATCAATGAAGTTTTTATTGATGGCCAAACATTTAACCAATTGCTTCGTGATCAAGATATTTCACCAGAAGATTTATTTTCACGTGCACCTAGTTTGCAGGATCAATTGGGAAATGCCCAAGAGTTTGGCGGAACGGTTCAAATTCCTGTAGATGAGTTTGTCACGGCTATGTCATCCCTAGAAGATTCAACTGCATTTGTAGAAAACGTTCGTTCTAGTCCTGATATGCCTACCTTGAAAGAAGCTCAAGAAAATTTGTCAAAAACAACTGAACAAATGCGCCAGGAGTCTGAAACTTATTTAGGCGAACAATCAAAATTTGAAATTGCTGAAGATGCGAAAGAAACTGTTGCAACGGAAATCCAAAAACAACTCAGCCAGGTGGGTGCTTTCAATGCTAAATACAATCGTGCAGCAGGCGAACTAGCATCTGCCTTTTATTCAACCTTAGGCGAAAAACTTGGGTTAACAGCAAAAGAAGCCTTTGATCTGCATCCTATCCGAATTGTAGACACACCAAATACGGATACAGGGGTTACTTTTAAACAGGCTGATATTCCTGAGCAATCAGAAAGTCTCGAATCTTTTGTTAAATCAATGAGAACAAAACATAGCATTGAACTTAGCTTAACTGGTAACGGTTCAGTTATGTCTCTGCATAAGATCATTGTTCCTGATGCGCAACGTAACCAAGGCTTAGGAACCAAAGCCATGCAGGATATTGTTCAATATGCTGATGCTACTAATAGAACAATTGCTTTAACGCCGAGTTCTGATTTTGGCAGTAATAAAAGTCGATTAACAAACTTCTATAAAGGACAGGGTTTTGTTGAAAATAAAGGACGTAATAAAGATTACGAAATATCAGAAACTATGTATCGAGCGCCTATGGGTAAGCGCTTTAATCAAGCCAATGGTGGGGTAAGAGGTTCAATTACATTCAATGTTGGTCAAGATGGTTCGATTATTGTTCTCAGCAAAAACGCTGACTTTTCAACATTTGTGCATGAACTTGGGCATCATTTCTTAGAAATGAATATGAACATCGCTATGCGTCCAGATGCACCCGTCCAAATCCGTGAAGATATGGAAAAGGTGCTTAAATGGGCCAAGGCTGATTTCACCGATATTGGGGAATGGGATTTTTTCACCGATGCAGAAAAAACAGAAGTACATGAGAAATTCGCAGAAACATTTGAACAATACGTTTTCACAGGCAAAGCGCCAAGTGTTGATTTAAAACAGGTATTCACTCGTTTCAGACAATTCTTAATTGCTGTGTATCGCAATGTTGAGAAATTCTTGGGTATCAATGATCGTGCCGAATTAAGTAGCGATATAACAGGCGTTATGGATCGTATGCTTGCAACAGAAAGCGCAATTCAAGAAGCGCAAGCAGCAGCTAATCTTGAGATGCTGATTAACCAAGACGAAGCAATGCGCCTCGGTATTTCTCCCAAAGATTATGATGAAATGCGTCAAGATCATGAAATTGCGACTGAACTGGCAATTAACACACTTGAACAGAAAACACTTCAAAACTTGTCTTGGTATCAAAAACAAAAAACAAAATACATGCGCACACTTCAACGTGAAGCAAATAAAAAGCGTGAATCGGTAAAACAAGAAATTGCAAAGGATGTAGCGCAAGAGCCGATCTATCAAGCAATGATGTTTTTACGTCAACCCTTGGATAAAGTCGAGAAGCGTGATTTTAACAATGTTCAACCTGAACGTGACACCTTGTTCGAAGCGATTGCCAAACTTGGCGGGCTAGATTCTATTGAGATTGAATCTACTTGGGGGGTAGATCAAGCTGCGGCCGTTAAATCAGGCATCGGTAATAAGCCAGTTGTACGATCTTCAAAATCAAAAGTTAAAGGTCTTTCAATTGAGGAAATGTCAGAACGTCTTGCTGAATTTGGTTATTTATCCAAAGATGAAAACGGCAAATTTGATACAAGAGAATTGGAAGATCGTTTCTCAGATGAGTTAATTGGAAATAAACAATTTTCTAATCAAGTTGATCCTGCATTACTAGAGTATGCGCAAGAAATGGATATTTTACAGCGCTATGCAGAAGGTTTGGTTACCAAGGGCAAATTGTCATTAGACTGGATAGAAGCGAAATACGGCAAAGATAGTGATGTGTTTAAGCAAGTTTCAAAAGGTGCATATGGTATTGCGCAACGTGGCGCTGAAAATCCCGATCTAATAGCCGAAATGTTTGGCTTTGAAAGCGGCGATGCACTCATTCGAGAACTCATTAATGTACCTACACCTAAACAACGTATTGAACAACTGACCGATGAGCGCATGGCAGTTCAATATTCAGAATTCTATGATCCACAAAGTATTACAGAAGCAGTAGAGTCGGCATTGCACAATGATATTCGCGCTCGAATGTTAGCCGCTGAAATGGCCGCATTAAATGGTTTACTAGGTCGTAAATCCGCATTGAATGAGGCAGCTAAAACCGTTGCTCGTGATATGGTTCAGCGACAAAGAATCCGTGATATTCGTCCACACATGCGTGCACAAGATGATGCACGATTAGGGCGGATGGCAAACGACTCATTTAAAAAAGGTGAAACAGTTGAAGCAGCTCGACACAAGCGCAATCAACTTGTTCAATTCTACGCAACAAAATATAGCTATGATGCAAAAGACCAGGTGCAACAAAGTCTGAACCTTATCAAAAAAATATTTGGTAATAATGAGAAATTATCAAAGAATCGTGACTTCGATTTTGTCACTGCTGCACGCGGTATTTTGGGTAAATATGGTTTAGGTCAAGATTCATCGAATTACGAACAACAACTGGAATTGATTAGAGCATATGACCCAACAACTTATGCCGAAATTCAAAATATTGGCGTATTACCTGAAAACCAAGATTACAGAAATTTGTCCTTAGAAGACTTTAATGCGGTCATGGCTGCGGTAGAAACGCTTTGGCATCGTTCTAAAGAAAATATGATTTGGCATACAACCAATGAGGGCTTACAGCGTGAACAAGTACGTCAGGAATTAATTCAACAATCAGGCGACAAAAAGAGCATTGAAAAAATTCAACAAGATTTGCTTGGCAAGAATAAAAGTGCTGAATTTAAATCATTTTTTCTGTCATTGGGCGCTTCTGCCAAACGAGTTGATCAAGTTGTCACTTGGTTAGATAACGGCGCAACAGGTAAGTTTCGTGAATATATTGTCAATCCAATACAAGACGCTTTAGCAACTTATCGGATTGAAAAAGCAAAGATGCTTGATGATGTGGTCAAAACATTTGAAGGCTTTGGAAAACTAGAGAATTCTAAGATTGCTGCACCTGAATTAAATAATTACACCTTTGGGGGTAAGCAGGCACTTATCCACGCCATTATGCATACTGGTAATGTGAGCAACAAAGAGCGCCTTGTTCTTGGCTATGGATGGGGTAATCGCTTAGAAGATGGATCCGTTGATTTTAGTGCTTGGGATCAGTTTTTTAATCGCATGATATCTGAAGGCACTATTACTAAAAATGATATGGACACCGTTCAAAAGTTTTGGGATTTATTTGATCGGTATAAAAAACAAGCACAAACCACGCATAAAAAAATTAATGGTCGGTATTTCGATGAATTGCCTACTTCACCATTGATGACCGCGTACGGCGAATATAAAGGTGGCTATGTTCCGGCTGCTTACGATCGTTTGCGTTCAAATGAACAAGATCGTATTCAAGATAAAAACCTAGCAGAAAATAATTTACAGGCCTTAGATATCGCTACAACTGGCGCTAATTTTACCAAGTCGCGTGCAACACGCTACAGCGATATGTTGGAATTGGACCTATCGCGTTTGCCTTACCATTTAGATAAAGAATTGAGATATATCCATCTCGAATTACAAGTGCGCCAAGTTGGTCGATTATTCTTAAATAAAGATTTCCGCAATGAAATCGAAAGGGTATTGCCATTCGGGGTCAAACAAATATTTAACCCTTGGCTTAAAGCGGTTGCAAACCAAACCGTTGATGACAGTTCAGGTTCAGAACTTTTAGATAATATTTTCCGCGCATTACGTAGGAACACTGGTATCGCTATTATGGCGGCAAATCTTAAAAATGCTGTCGAGCAATTAACAGGATTTGCGCAAGTTGCTGTTGCAGTACCGCCAAGATTATTGATTAAAGCTCAAGGCGAGTATTTTAAATCAATCGCGTCTCGTAAAGACATGGCAGCAAATATTATGGATATGTCCGATTTCATGAAAACTCGATGGGATCGGGCAGCGGATGAATATCGATATGCAATTGACGAAATTGTATTTCAGAAGAATGCGTATCAAACAGTTAAAGCTTTTACAATGAAACATGCTTATGTCTTGCAATCTACAATTCAAAAACCTATGGAGATTGTAACGTGGCAAGCTGCTTTTAATAACTTCACTGAAAGTGGAATGAATCAATATGATGCGATTCATGCTGCTGATAGTGTGGTACGACAATACATGATGGATATGTCACCAGAGGGAATATCTAATATTGAACGAGGCACACCCGCCAAACGTATGTTTTTAATGTTCTATAACTGGTTCAATATGGTTTGGAATACTTCAAATTCTGAAGCAAAATTGGCATTAGAAGCAAGTAACGGTAGTTGGGTGAAAGCGTCACCACGCTTGGCATATATTGCTTTGATGATGATTTCAATCCCTGCTTTAGTGTCTCAATTATTATTTATCGCTTTTGCAGGAGGTTTAAAGGACGCGGATAACGATGACAATAAATGGGATGACTTAAGCGAACAGCTCGCATTGTCTCAAGTAAAAATGCTCACTGCTTTTGTACCTTATGCAGGCAATGTTGCGAATGCTGCGATTAGCAATACAGATGAAAATGTGATGAACGATCGTTACACAGCTTCACCTGTATTTAGTATTGGAGAAAGTGGTTTAAGTCTAATCAAACATGCAAACCGTGCATTAAGTGAAGACAAAGAAGTAAACCAAGGTAAAGCCGCCAAAGACATGCTAAACACTATGACTCTTACTACTGGTATTCCGTTTGCTGTTTTAGGCAAACCATCAGGCTATTGGTTGGATATTTTTAGCGGTAAAAAAGACGAGCCCGAGGGTGTCGTGGATGCTGTACGTGGAACGATTACTGGTAAGCATGCACCTAAAGAATAATTTATAACGCTTGATAAATCGGATATATCTGATACAAAAGTATTTTATCCTATTTAGGGGTGTTACATGAAAAAGCTTATCGCAATCGTTTTACTGACTACCTTTACTTCAGTAGCTTTCGCGCATAGTGGCGGTACGGATAGTAGCGGTTGCCATACAAATCATAAAACTGGCGATCGACACTGCCATTAAAATAAATAGCCTGTTGACACCACTAGAGTTGTGATCAACTATTTAAAAGTCACCTTACTTAAAATGGCTCTATTAATAGGGCTTTTTTATTTTTGGTGGGCGCATGACTGTTTCAGTCTCAAATCGATTAAGCCAACTGTATGTTGGTAATAACGTGAACACACGTTTTGACTTCACTTTCCGTGTTTTCGACCAAGAAGATGTAAATGGTATTTCTATTCGTTTAAAAAATAGCACTGGGTTTGAGACAGTAGATACCGCACTTTATACCGTAACTATCAACGAAGACAATTTAGGTGGGCATGTTGATTTTTTAACACCGCCTTCGATTTTATCGTTTTTTTATGTTGTGGGAGATACGCCGACCGATCAGTTATTAGATATCACAAACTACGATAATTTTTATCCTGATGCTATTGAAAGAGCTTTAGATAAATTGACCGCAATTCTTCAAGAATGGTCTACACGCCTGACACAAGAAACTGAAAATCGACAAATTAAAGATATTGAGCTCGAGCAGTTCATTAAAGATTATGTTGAATCCGTCCTCTCAATCAATAATCCAGAAGCAATAACAACTGTATTGGCGGATATCGTTCAAACTAATGTTTTAGGTACTGAGTACAACCAACAAGAATTTAATGAATTTCTAGTTGAATTTGTCAATGTTAGATACCCAGATGTAAATGATTTTATAGAACAGTCACAAAATGCGTTTGATACTTTTGTCTCAACAAATCAAACAGTAATTGATAATACCGTTTCTCAGGCGCAAACAGATGTATCAACAGCCATAGCAGGGATACAGCCTACTGTAGATGCTGCGGTAGCGAATGCAGGCAATATGATTGGCGCAGCAAATAAAGCAGCACTCGACCTAATCACTGATAAGCCAGTGAATCAAAACGCAATGTTGGACAATGGGGATATTTATCGCTGGAACGGCACAATTTGGGTCTCAACAGGTTTAAATTATTTAAATGCTTCATTGGAAGAACGAAGAACAATTGAATCAAACCGACCGCAAAACCCTAATAAATTTACGTTTGATCAAGTGAATTTCACCACTGCACCAACTGCTACAGTCGGGACAGTTACATAT